CTTGGATAAATAAAGTATTCTCCACCCACCCTTCTGGCAACATTCGCTACAGCAACAACAAGCTTTTCATGGCCGATTGTTGGGGGGTTAAATCTACCAAAGGTGAAGATAGCAGTATCTCCCTCCTTTTCCGTCATAAAACTTTTATATGTTTTCATTATTTTGACCAGTTTTTCGCTGCAGTAAAATTTTGATGTGCAAATTCAAGCCGATCTACCAACTTGACTGCTTTCCCTACTCGATCTATAGCTACAAAACCTTCAACCTTTGTAACTTTGTATCCATCTTTAGTTTTAACAAAAGTAGATGCAATTCCCGCCGCCTTTTCCAATTTACGAATAATCATGTCCTTTGCATCTACAAGAAGGTTTTGCATATCAAATATTGTTACCAACTTGCTGGGGTGTGAACGAAATACTTTCATTAATCTATCCATGTTCTGTTGTTTGATTTCTTTGTTCTGAGGTCTTTTTGCCTTCTCCACATCTTTCTTTTTCTTATCGTAAACATAAGCAATCAATCCAGCAGTGTGCATTTTAGTATTAGTAATCTTTTCTCCAACTCTGACTTTGGTATTGTTGTATGTTTTTATCAGTATCTTGAGCTCTTCATCTTGAGTAATCATTCCTAAAAAGTTAGGATCTATCTTACGGAAAGTCTTACCTGCCTTTGATAGGATATTAGTTATATCAGCGGTTTCAGCTTTATTGAAATTGATTGTTCCTGATGTATCTTTATATTCTGCATCTGAAAACCATACACCAGAATTCTTGTTTAATCCTCTGAGATTAACATTAAATGAAGCAGACATATCTTCCATCGTTTTTCCACTATAAGTAGTGTGAAAGACAATTCCCATTGAAGAAGATAATATTTTACCTGCACTTTCAACTGGAATTGCGTAAACAATAGTATTTGGTTGGAAAGTTATGTACTGCTTTCCTTCTATAGTTTCTTTTTTTAAGTCATCCCGAGTGAACATCATGTCACCTTGAATGACCTCTTTTATACCCAATTTTGACAGCTCAGTGAGTGCTACCTTGAGTTTTTGATTAAGACCAGTGTTCGGATGATTCCGATCAATGTCATCGTGGGAATAATTGATCTTCGCATTCTTATTGAACACTCCCTTGGTGCCCACAAAGAACTGACCATTTTCAGGGTTAATTCCTGCGAAGATGGCTGGACTATTATGTATTAGAATATATTTTTCGCCACATTTAATGTAAAAATTGCCCGTACCGGTACTAATATCATATTGTTTATATTTGGTAGTTAATTTTCGTACTTTCGTAACCCTCATTTATAAAAACCTCTCTTATTTTTATGGCTATAGGTAAAAAACTTTCATGGAGTGTATTTTGTTTTATACTATTAACATATCGTAAAACAAACCGTATATTATTTGTATCTGCCGCGTCTTCGACACTGACATTATTCAAATAACAAATGACTATCGGTATTTTATGGTCGACACTTCTTTTTCTTGGATCGTTGGGGTTTGTTTTTCCTGACACGTCCGCAAATTGTATACCAGTATATTCACAATACGATGGTTTTTCTTTTATCTTATCAACATATTTTTTAGTTTTTTTCTCTACCAATTTGTGATATTTCGAAAATGACTCATTCAAATATGTTATTTTTTTATATGGTATTTTATTTTGTGGTTTCCATCCACCATCCGGTGTCTGCCCCCAATTTTTAACACCATATCGTTCCATCATTATTTTTTCATTATTTAAAACTTTCATTTTCAAATAATTTTCACCATTCAACCCCTCATAAATTCCCTCTTTTTTTAATATATTTACTATTCTATTTCTACCAACAGCATCATTCACAATTTTCATTACAGCGGAAACAGAATATATGTCCTTATACAGTTGGATATATTTCTGTTCCATTTGTTTGGTTATTTTTATTTTATTCATATACTCTCCTCGTAAAATGTATTATATTTCTATTTATACAAATCGAGTATTTAAGATGGACTCCATCACACTTTACAGTTCCTTTATATCATCATTCTCATTCAATTCTATTGCCTTCACCCATCCCCTATTTGTGGTATATAATTCGTGATCTTCTGTTACTTTTATGCTCTCTCCATTTTCAAAAACAACCTCTACCCATTCTTTATTTCCATCTTTGGCATATCTATCAATTATCGGGGTTGATTTGTCTATTTTTATTTGTTCTTCCAAATTATTTCCAATCACAGATAATAATTTATCAGATTCGACAATTTCTCTAATTGTTTTATCACCATCATTCGTCAATACAACAGTATCTTCGTGGACACAACCATCCCACTTCACCGTCACATTAACACTGGATTTTACATTTCCAGCGAGCATATCTCTTAGGGACTGTAGGAAGTTAATTGCTCCCCGCGTTCCCACCATACCACTATTTAGAACCTCATCTTCTAAGTGCTCCATGTGGAGGTTTTTCTCTTCTGTAAGGAATCCATTGAAACTAATTGCCATATTTCCTTTTAAATGTATTGACATCTATCACACTAGAACCTTCAAAAACAAATGAAAACTTTTCACTTCCTGCATTGCTTCCCATACGATTAAGACTATATGTTGGATTTCCATCATCATCTACTCCCATTACAAAAGAACTTTCTAATGCATAATATTCTTTAGTTTTTATAGAACTTGCATGAAATCCGGAAATGGGGAGTGTTACCCCCCCAATATCATTTCTTTTTTTATCTGAAAATTCTCTTGCACCACCCAAATAATCATAAGATTTTTCATTGGGTGAAGAAACTCCATATACTTTATAAATTGGTAATAGGGTTTTACCAAAAAACATTTCTTTTTGTAAATCAATAATTTCATTTTTCAATTTATTCATATCTCCATCACTAGATGAAATTACTTCATTAAAAACATATACTGCTGTGTAATTTGAAAAAAGTTTAAATATAGAATCTGCTGATATATCACCCTTTGTTAAATTTCCACTTTTATGATATATAAATTCTGACATTTTATTTGCCGTTTTTTCAAAATCAGCTAATCTTTCATTAATAGACCTTCTTAAAATGTTTATATTTTTTTGTGATAATTTTGAAAGTTGGTCATTTAATCCTTCACATATCATTCCATTCTCATCATATTTAAAACACTCCTTCAAATGCCCCCGCTTCAATCCCATCTTTTTTTCAAGAAAAGCCAAATCTTTTTTTACTTGTACATCAAATCTTTTAGAAATTTTATTATAAATTCCACGTGCCCACTTCTTTATTTTATTCAATACATTTTTCAATTTGTCAACAATAGAACTCATAAATTTACCAATTTTACTCAAAAATCCCTCTTCAATCATGGTATTCAACATTACATCATAGGCAGGCAAATCATACTTAGATTGTAAAAGACCGGTGATCTTTCCTAGTTGTGCTCCACCCCTTGCTTTTTTTAAAGATACTTGAAGAAATTTTATTTTAGAATCTACAAGAGTACATACACCATTTTTGTCATATTCTACTTTATGTTTACTCATACCATCTATAAGTTCACTAGCAGAAACATTAGAAATTACTATATCTGCAGTATTTTCTTTAGATCCTTTGGTGCTAGCATTTTCTTCTTCAGAACGATAATAATCTGTTATTCTTCCATGAATTATATTAAATCCACCAATTAGGCGTTTGACTTTATCATTCTTAAATGAAGTCATACCTGCAGCAAGACTGGCTAATTGAAACCAATCTGCAACTGGCATTTTATCAAGTTTTTCCATTATTTTTGCTACACCCGACTGATTCCAATCTTGTCCATTACCAAATATTTTTTTAATTTGTTTGACATACGAATCATGTAACTTTACACTTGGAACACCCCCAGCAGAACCAAAATCATCTAACATTTTATCACCATCAATATACAGACCTATACATTGAGCAGTTTCTAAAGAATCTGCTTTCCAACTTACCCCCGTAGTGTCTTTATAATGATTAAAATAATTACTGATACTACTACCAGTACCTACTAATTTAAAATTATTTTTCTTAAATTCTAAATAAACTTCTGCACTGTTCCCATTCCCTATTTGAATTTCTTTGGCATCATCTTTGGGTTCAGTTTTAGTAAATATTGATTTTTCATCTATTTCAATACCAAGTGCTGATGAAAGTGAAGAAATTTGTTTTTTTCTAGGAACAACCTGTCTTCCAGGCCCATAACTGGATTTAGTAATACTAGCTTCTAGTAATGAAACTATAACTTCTTTAAAGACTGCTTCTTCTACAATATAATTTTTGAATGTTTTCATTTTACTCCCTAAAAAAGTTATACTATCTCCGAATATTTATACTCAACCAACTCTTGGGGGCTCTGGCTCAAACTCTGATTCTGGTAGGTGTTTTTTGACCATTTTTGTAAAAACTTCTTTTTCAAGAAAACACCAATCTACTGCACCATCTGGATCATCAATAGGTACAGAAAATATATTACCAAACTGATCTTCCATTATGTACATTAGTTCATTATTGTGGGTGTGAGAATTGTCTGTGATCAACATACAATGTATCATTACACCCAATTTTGGATATATGTAGTATCCACCAACTTCAAAGTCTTGGATATATTGCAGGGGAATTTGGGGGGGAGTTTTTTCTTTACGATAATCTGAAAGATTTATTATATTATTCTGTTTCACCTGTGACCTGTAATGGAAATTCGTTTTCTCTTGCGGATGTCAAGACTTCCCATATTTTTTGTTCTGCGATTTGATAGACATATATTCCTGCTATTGCAGATCCAAATTTATGAATTTCAAGAGTAAGAGATTGAGCATCAATTTCTGTTTTGTTGAAAAACTCCATCAATGACCAAGTAACAAATTCCATTGATGTATAATTATCATTATGATAAATGACTTTATATTTTCGCGGAGGTTTTAGTTTTTTAGTCTTCTTTATTGTATCAGAATCACTGTTAGCACCAGTACGATCAATAACTACAGTATCATTTTTCATAGTTGTGTGTTGAATTTTCTTTTCTACTCATAGTCGAATCCTGAAAAATCTTGTTTCTTAAATTTACCACCAGTTGCTATGTCAAAGGATGGTGTATCATCATTTTTTTGGCCAGTATCTACTAGCTCCTCTTGTGCTGCTTGGGATACATCAAATAATCTCATTTTGGCACGGTCAATGCCCACTACAAATTTACGATTTAATGTAGTGTCATTATATCTATTTTTCAACTGTTTTACTAATATTTGTCCAACTTCTTCCATCTGCTCAGTAGATATAATTGCAAACATAAGATCTGCAGTCGCTGGCAATCCGAAACTCTCTGAAGTATCTTCCAGCCCGATATCAGTACTTGAAAATCCTTGTCGCGTCGTTTGCGTCGCGGAAATAATGGGAAGTTTATTTTCCACAGCAAGACCGCGCAGTTCTTCTGCAATTGATTTGATGAGCGTGTAAGAATTGACATTAGACCCTGTTTTTATTCTGGAAGATGTACAAATGTTAAGATAATCTACAAATATAATGTCTGGAACAAATGACCGTTTAAGATTTAGTTCATTCAACAATGCACGAAAATGATTAACATTTGCAGATGCGGTTGGATATTCTTTAATTATTAGTTTTCCTTTTGTAGTCTTACTTAAATTATTTATTTTTTTATCATAAAGGTCTTTTGGTAGACTGTGAAGGTCATCAATAGAAATATCTAAAAGGTTTGCATCAATTCTTTCAGCAATCTTTTCTTCTGCCATCTCAAGAGTAATATAAAGTACATTTTGATTTTGTGTAAGACAAGAAGCTGCAACATGGCACATGAACAGAGATTTTCCAACACCTGTCCCGGCAAGACAAATGTTTAGCGTTTTTTGTGGAAGACCCCCCTTGGTAATTCTGTTAAAGTAGTCGAGATCAAATGGAATCCTCTCCTCAATCCTATGATAATAATCAAACCTGTCAGAACTGTCGTCAATATAATCATGACCGACATGAGGATCAAAAGAGACAGCAAGAGCATCGGAAAGAATGTCGGGGATCGCACCCTTGTCTGTTGTTGATTTAGGATTGTCGAGGATTGATATTGATTCGACAACTGCGTTGTAGATTGCTTTGTCCTGACAGAATTTTTCTGTTGAGTCCAATAACCATGAGAGGTCTGAAAATTCTTGGTCATCTTTACCAATCTCATTGATAAGGTTTATAGACTCTTTGAAATCTTCTTCTGTGATTTTTGCTTCACTTAATTCAATATTAAGAGCCTCTTTATTTGGGAGAGAATTATATTTTAGTATAAAATTATTTATCTGATTGTAGACAATTTTATCAGAATTTTCAGTAAAATATTTATCATTTAAAAATGGTAGTACCTTTCTTGCATAATCTTCATTCTGTAACAGATTCTTTAGTATGGTTGTTTCTATCTTCATCACTACCTATATGGTGTTCTTCTATTATTTCTAAAATCGCTTGACCTAATTTTTCTTCAAATATTATACCCTGTTCATCGGTTATGACTCTTTCGCCAATATCAGATGGTGATGTTATTATATCATAACCATACTGACATGTCAGGGTACCATCATCGTTTAAATTTGGGTCTGTTTTAAAGTCTTTGTATTTAACTATAACATGACAAAATGGACCTTGTATAATTTGAATACAAAGACTATTATCGTCAGGAGATTCTGGATTGGAACAAATAATATACCAATTATCTTTAAGTTTTGGAATATGTTTTTGGGGGGAAAGATCAGGCATCAGCCAATCCTCTAAGATTTCGGTCACCTTTAAGTTTAGCATCGGGGCCCCCTGCGGTATCTATCTTTAAAGACTGTTCGAAAGTTCTTCTGACATATGGTTCTTTGATTTTGGAAGGTATCCACTCAGTTGCTTCTGGACATATTAAATTGAAAGATACTGATCTTTTGATTCCAGGCCCAAAAAATGGAGTTACTGAATGTTTTAACCAAGCAGGAAAAATGAGAAATTTTCCCACGCTTGGAAGTACCATATCGTGGCTCTTCGGTCTAATGCTTTGGAGGGGGTTTACATCTTCATACCCATCTTCTGCGTGATGAAAATTGAAAGACCCCTCCTCGTTTAATTCTGAAACTTGTGGTGGAACTCGTAAATAAAACACACCAGACATTAGACCAAATTGACTGTGAATTGGTGTATAATCGGTCTCTTCAGAGTCTGTCGCCCAAATTTGTTGAATTTCTAAATTAGTTGTGGTTGGATCAATTTCCCTGAGTTGCAACCCCGAAGTACTCAAATATCCCCGACCCATAGACAATATAAAATCTACCATTTCTTTAGGTAACAATTTGGTGGGTATTGTAAGTTGTTTCCCCTTAACTCGTCTAAACGCATTTTCATGATATAACTCATTATACCGATTCTCGTAAAGATCGTCTATAATTCCATTCATCTGATCAACCAATTCTTTACGAATATCTGCAGTCGCAGCATAGTTATATTTTTGGTAGAATGATACTTGTGTTTCATATCGATGATCAACCATCATATTCTCCATCGCTGATACGGCGAGTTATCTTTTATGGTGATACTTGGGTTTATGTTAATTAGATTTATCATCGACCCCACCATCTTTCATATCAGTATTATCACCATAAAGAAAAACTGTTTTAACATGCTGATTTATCTTTTCTAATACATCTTCCGTGAAGTATTTTTCGGGCTCTTTCAAAATAGCTTTTCCGAAAATTTTAGAACCATCTGGCATCTCATATCTCGTAGATACTTTGGTAAAGATTCCTGCGTCTTCAGCTAATTCTAAAAGCCCGTAATACTTATTTAACCCCTGGTCATATCGTAATAAAACATCAACTTTTTTGTTCTCTTTGGTTAATCGTGATTTATAGTTTTTACAATGTATCACATTTCCTACAACATCAGTTCCTTCCTTCTCTTTTCTTTTAGAAAGGAATATAATAGTTGATGCGGCATACTGGATTCCTGAACCTCCCGACATCACATCTTGTGGAAACATCGACCCCATTTGTTTATATGTGTGATTTGTAACCAACAACGGAATTCCTGCTTTACCAAGTTTTAGTGTCAATACTCTGAAAGAACCTTTGACTAATTGTGCCCTTGTCATATCCTTTTTTTCACTACCATCTGATATATCAGCAACTTCTTTCGTAGTGGACAACATACCCAATGAATCCAAACACATCATTAAAGGTCTATCTTCTGTATGACTCTCTACTACTTTAAGTGCTTGGTGGGTAAATTCTTGTATTGTTGTGACGGGAAGAATTATCATGCGTGAGGAATCAATTCCTCGCTCTTCTATCATTTGCTTAGTAATGGCAGATTCAGACTCAAAATA